CGGACCGCACGGCGTTTGGCCCACTAGAAGAGGGTGTGACGGCCGAAGAGGAATTTGCCCGGCACGCCACCGCCCCGCTCAACCTGGGCATGTTCTTCACGGTGGAACTGCCGGTTAATAAGCTCTACTACATCGCCTACGACGACGGCACCAATACAACGGTGCCCGCCGGCTTGCGCCGCACCGTGTTTCGGACCGGCGACCAGGAGCCGAACGACTTTGCCAACGGCATGCTGGTGGAATGGGGCTCGCCGGAAGCAGCCGCCGCCAACATTCCACTGCTCGACCCCAGCCGCACCGACTACCCGTTCCCCTTCACGGTCAAGCGCCCGATTGGCGGCACCGTGTACTTTTTCGGCACCGCGGCCCCCGGCGGCCCGTTCCCCGCGCCCACCACCACGGCCGGCACCGCCGATTGGAAGCCTGAGTCGGCCCCAATCCCAACCGCCGATTCCTTTCAGGATATTACCCAGGCGCAGGGTATTGCCTTGCTGGATGACCGGCAGGTGCGCCGCAACCGGCTGTACAAAGTCACCTTCCCGCCCCGCGCCACGCCCACCATCCGGCCGGAAACGGTGGTCTATCTGGTCGGCATGGACGAGGCCACGTTCAGCGGCCCCGGCCAGCTGGTTGACCCCAGCAACCCCGAACGCACCGTGCCGGTCACGGTGGACGTGCGAACCGGCACCATTGTGGACATTCAGGCTCGCCTGGAAGCCTTGGCCGCACCCATTACGCAGCGAGACTTTAACGACGTATTCAGCGGAGAAAGCAGTCTGGTCGCTGCCGCTACCTGGCTCGGGGATGACCGCGCCCTGCTGCTGAACAGCCCGGTTTTCGAGCTGACGCAGGACGTGTATTTCTCCCAGGGCATCGTGCGCGGCAACGGGTCGCGAATTCAGGCCGGCCTCGGCGTGTTGTTTTCGGTGGGCGGCACCGCCTTTTTTGATGCCACCATTGCCGTGTCCGCGCTCACGATTTCCGGCTCGGATACGCTCTTTTCCGGTGGACAAACCTTCGCGCAGGCCATTCATTTTGCCGGTCCGGGCACACTGACCCTGCGCGATGTGCCCGCCAACATCCTCAATGCAGTAACCATTGACGCGGGGGTGACCGGCTGCGTGATTATCCTGCAGAACAACACGACTTGGCCCGTTGGCTTGACCCTGCCGGCCGGCGTGATGATTGACGACCAGCGCGGCAGCTTCAAGACCAGCCCCGATGGCACCCAGTGGCGGATTATCATCAACAACGCCGGCGTGGTCGGCGCAACTACGCTCTAGTCATGACAAAAGCGCCCCGCACCGTATTCCCGGCCACCACTGCTGATATCGCTAGCGCCGTAGAGGCCGTGCTCCCGCTGGTGCAGACCGCGCACGACAGCGCCGTGAGCACGGCCGCCGCCGATGCCACCGCCAAGGACATTGCCACCAAGAACGCCGCCGCGGCCGACGCCACCACCAAGGCCAATGTCGCCAAGGCGGCTGCTGACACGGCCGCCGCGCAAGCTGCAACCGCTAAGCAGGCCGCCGATGCCGCCAAGCTGGCTGCCGACAGCGCGCCTACTGCCGCCGCGCAAGCTGCTGCCGCCACCCAATCGGTGCGTGTAGCTGCCGACTTGGCCGGCTTGCGCGCTGCTGAACGGTCCGCCAATATCCTGGTGCTGCTGATGGGCAAGACCGGCGGGGCCGATGGGTTGGGCGGCACCTACTACTGGGACGCCGCCAGCACCGATGCGGAAGACCTGGCCTACCTCAACACAGTAGCCGTTTCGGGCATCACAACGGGCCGCTGGAAACGCCTGAGCACCCGCGTAACCGTGCTGCCGCAGGGCATCCTGACGGTGAACGGCGGGGTGAAAACGCTCTACGCCACCGCCACCGTGGCGGGCACGGCGGGGCAGGCGGCGCTGAACCTGACCACGAACAACGTCGCTACCGGCCCGGCCATTTTCACGGAAATCTGGGATAACAAGAGTAGCGTCAAGCCGCCCGCCGTTGCCAGTACCGTGGAAGACAACATCAACTGCGACTGCCAGAGCGAGGCCACGGACCTGAAAACCACCGTCCACGTCGCCACCCGAGGCAGCAAAACCACCCTGCCCGCCGTCGCCACCGCCCTGCTGGGCCTGGTCATTACCTCACAGCGCTACGCTCCCGCCGGGACCGTGCTGCGCATCACCGTTATCGGAATCTAACATGCCCGCCCCCAACCTCTCCGACGAAGAACTGTTCGACGCACTAGAAGCCAAAGAGCCCCGCCCGGGTGCCCCAACCACGCCGGTAGAGCAGATTGCGTTCTACTACGAAGCCAATGCGATGGGGCGGATAATGCGCCAACACAAAGCCCGGCTAACGGCATTGGAAGGCGGCACGCCGTCAGTTCCAGCACCCGCCATTACCAGCTTCACGCCCACTACTGGCGCGCCCGGCGATACCATTACGGTGGTCGGCGCCGGCCTGAGCGGCGCCACGCTGGCGAAAGTTGGGGCCACGGCCGGCGATATTACCGCCAACACCGCCACCCTGCTGGCCTTCACCGTGGGGGTGGGCTCGGCTTCGGGCGTGGTCAGCATCACCACCCCGGGCGGCACGGCCACCGGCGCAAGCTTCACCGTGCCCACCACCGCCCCGGCGGCCCCGGGTTCGCCGGCCGTGGACGATTCCGCCAACACGTTCAGCGCCGCGCTTGTGCCGGGCTATTCGACCCTGGCGGCCTACTTCTACAGCCTCGACGCGGGCGGCAGCTACACCAGCGCCACCAATGGCGGCACGATTGCCGGCGGGCGGCTTACCATTCCGGTGGGCAATTTGGCCAAAGGCGTGGGCGAGGTGCGGCTGCGCGTGGGCACCACCGGCGCGGCGGCCAGCAACGCCACTGCCTACACGGTGAACGCCTCGGTGGGCTTCAAGCTCTGGACGGTGGGCAATTCGCTCACGGCCAGCACCTGGCCCACCATTCTCTCGCAGCGGCTGGGGGTGACGGCGCGCACCACGGCCGACGACGGGACTACGCTGGCCCAGGGCGGGCGCACGCTGGAGCAGATTGCCTCTCCCCAGAACCTGCAGGCCCTCATCAACTCCTACGACCCATCCGTACCCTGCTTGGTTACGATTCAGGAACAGATAAATTCGATTCGGCAGTACTACGTTGACAACGTAAGTTTTCAGAAGGCCACCCACTACTACACGCTGTTGGTGGACACGGTGAAGAAGCTCACCGACGTAGGCTTTAAAGTAGCCGTACTGACGGGTACGCCGGTCACGGTGGACTTGGCGCAATTCCCCAACGCGCCCGACATTAACCCCGACAGCCTGCTGATTTCGGCCGCCATTCGCGGCCGGGTGGCTGGCGGTACGGGACAGGTGCCCACGTTTGGCGCAAACGATGTAATCGACCTTTCGCGCAATTCGCTGGTGGCGGGGTATGGCTCGGCCGCTTTCGGGCTGGATGCGGGCTACAGCTCATTCAACCCCAACCTGTACCAGAGTTATACCGCCCCCGAATACGACGGCACCCACCCCAACCCCGCCGGCCCGGTCAACGACATCATTGCCCACATGGTGCAGGATTGGGTTAATTACACCGTGTACAGCACGCCCATTCCCGACCCGTCGATGTACGGGCAGGAAGCGCCAGCTGGCGTGCCCATGACGTTCGACGCCATCACCTACGGCAATCCCACCATCGTGGGCAACACCGTATCGGCCAACCAGGCGAGCGTACGCTCTTTCGACCAGTTCACCGGCGCGGGCGGCGATGCAGCGAAAGCCTACCGCGGGGCCTTCAGCTTCGAGGTACCCAACCCGCAGGGCATGGGCTTTATCGGCCCGACCTGGTACCAGCCCACCAACGACGCCGCGCCGGGCTGGGTGGCGAAGGGCTCGAGCGGCTACTTCAACAACAACGGCACCATCACCATGTACCGGAACGAATCCCCCGGCGCGGTGTACCCCAACAAGTTCTACACCAACACCAAGGTAGTGTTCAAGCTCTACGATAGCCCCACGCTGGGCGCTTACGTGGAACTGTACATCAACGGCGCGCTGCTGGACACAGCCCCGATTCAATTCCCTTGCTGGGTGGGGATATGGGTAACGAATGCCGGCAACGGCGCAGCCTTCCGCAACCTGTACATCGACGTGGCCCCCTAAAGCCCGTCCGCATTGCTCTGCCGCCACGCCTCTTCCAATTCGGCATCCTGCTTCGGAGGCGTGGCCCGGCAGACAACAACAACCCGAACCAGCAGCCCCGCTAGTCCCAACATTCCCAAAAGTAGCGGTAGATACATGCTGAAAGATAGGCAAATAAAAGCCAATCAGCCCACCTAACACCCCCTGCCTCTGTCTGCCCCTATGCTGTTTCGCACGGTCCTCTTCTCTGTTATTCTCCTGCAAGTCCCGCAGAGCGCCGACACGCGCTTTGTGGACTGGTTCGTCCGACTCTTACCCATTGCCATCAGCGCCTATGCTCTGTGGTCGGGACGGAGCCGGGAAGAGCGCAAAGCACACGATAAGAACATGGCTGACCTGTTGCTTTTCAAGGAAACCCAACAGGCGCGCAACACCAACTTCCAGTTGGAAATCGAGAAGCTCGGCACCGAAATGCTTATCAAGCACCAGGAGCATACCACCAAGATTGAGGGCCTACTGCAGATGCAAATCGACATGGCCACCATGAAGGAAACGCTCCGCAACATTGAAAACCTGCTTCGCAAATGAGCTACCTCGCCCAATTCCTCGAATCCAAAGGGATTCCCTCCATCCGCCTGGCCTCCGGCCTGCTGCTGGTGCTGCTGGTGATTTTCCTGGAATGCCGCTACGCCACCCCGGCCAACGTGCAAAGCATGATTGATGCCGACCTGGTGGCTATTGCCTCCTTCTTCGCCATCGGGGCTGCTCGCCTCAGTGCCGAATCCTTTGCCGCCCGGCCCAACGCACCGACGCAGATAAAGAGCGAAAGCGCCGAAGTAAACACATCCGGTAACGTCACCTTCAACGCGCCCACTGGGCAAACAGAGCAATGAAAATCCTTGAAAACAACTACGATAAGCAGCAGAAGTCGCGCTTTGTGTGGTGTACAAAATGCAACTCCAAGCTAGAGATTACAGATGCTGACATCGTGCACGGCCAATTAAAGTGCCCCTGTTGCAAACAGCATTTTCAGGCCATGACGCAAGCCGAAACAGTCACCGCTTACTACCAGAAATAATGACGCCTTCAGAATATTGGTATCGAGAATGCACCGGCAAGCAGCGCCAGCGCGATAGCCTGCTTTTTGCAGGTATTGTCATACTATGGCTGGCGACCATCTGCCTGCTTTCCTCCTGTGCTGGAACCAAAGCCCAGCGCGAGGCCGAACGCTACTACAGCCGCCGGCCCGACCTGGTAACAGCGGGCATTGCCCTGAAGGCGGCCCGGCTGAAGCAGGACAGCACCCGGGCAGCAACTGCAGCCATAACTCCTGCCATAAAAGAAAAGGAAATAAAAGAAACGGAAAACAAAACGGCTTCTGCGTTGCGCAGAGCCACTTCTTTTCTTTTCGGCGGCAAGAAAACGGGAAAAGAAATCGTCCAAACCAGTCCAAATGGACTTCCAAAAAAGTGCAAGGGCTGCCAGTTCGTGATTCAGAACGGCACCGGCAATACCAACACCAGCACCCAAGCCAATACCGAAAAGAAAGGCAATAGCGCCGCTGGCGAAGGCGCCAAGGTGACCGTGGCTGGAAAGAACAGCACCCAGGCCACCGACTCGGCTACGGCTGCGGCCACCGGTGGCGGAGCGGCTGCCATTGGGCCCGGCGCTTCGGCTAGTGGCGGAGCGGCACCGGTGGAAGCATTGAGCCCGCTGGCCGTCATCGCCAACAACTTCACCAGCTGGATTCCCTACGTGGCCGGCGGTGCCGCACTGGTGCTGGGCTTTTGGCTGTGGCGGAAGAAGAAGCAAACCAACTCGCTCCTATCATGACCCCCAAGCCCCACACCCTGCGCCGCCTCGACTGCCCCCAGGCCGGCCCCCTCGTGCACCTGCTAGGCCCGGCCGGCGAGGGCTGGGTACGGGTGCAGTCGGTGAAGCTCAAGGCCACTTTTGAAACCCGCGAATCACGCTTACACAAACCCCTGAACTGATATGGAAACCCCCGCCTCAATGACCGCCAAGTATGGCGACCCGCGCATTGGTACCGCCGCCTGGGCCAAGAAATGGCTGGCGACCTACAAGTTACCCGACTGGCTGCTGCCGCACTTCCCGCCCCTCTACGACGGAAGCAAGGTGACGCGCATTCAGATGCACAAGGACGCCGTTGCCCCGTTTGAAGCGGCCATGAAAGAACTGGTGGACACCGGCTTGATTAAGGAGCTAAAGTCCTACTACGGCTGCTGGGTAGTGCGCAACATGCGCGGGTTGAATACGCCCTCGATTCACAGCTGGGGTTGCGCCTGGGACTTCAACGCCAATACCAACCCGTTGGGCAAGTCCTGGACGCCGGGTAAGAACGGCATGTTCAGCCAGCGCTTTATCGAAGTCATGCAGAAGCACCTGGACTGCGGGGCCTATTGGAAAGGGTCACGGTGCGACGCCATGCACTTTCAGACCAAGTAGATGAAGCTGCCTATCCGAACCAACGTCCCCGCCGCCATGGGCGCGGCCATGGGCCTGCCGCTGCCGTGCATCACGGCCAAGGACATTGACTCCGAAATCATCAGCAATGAACGCACCATCTCGGCTTGCCAGCGTGCCAATGAGCAACTGCGGGCGCAACTGAACCCCAAGCCTCTCACCAAGTAATCCCAACCCCTATGAACCTCATCCTTTTGGCAGCCTTCGTGCTCCTTCTTATTCTCGTCGTTGTGCTCGTGAAGCGCAACTACCCACTCTATGCGGGCTTCCTGATTCTGGCCGACCTGCTGGTTATCGCGTGGCAGCTACACCTGCCCGAAGGGTGGCCCCGCGCCGTGGCCGTGGTGCTGATTATGCTGGCGGCGGGGCTGATGATATGGCGGGCCAAGCGGGCTAGCCGCTCTTCGGTGAACAAGTAGGCGGGGCGCTAGGCCGGCACCACGCCAAACGGGCAAGGCATTCCGGCCTGCTCCCGGCTAGCATCCATCCACCCGCCCATTGGGTGCGCCGTGGCATAATTCATCTGCTTCAACCAGCCCTCCATTGTGAAGGTGTCGGGCAGCACATTGTTGCCGATGTTGCATTGCAGCTGGTTTCGCGTGTCGGGGTTGGGGCCAAGCAGGCCGAACTGCAACGCCCGGTGCTCACCGGTTCGCATGAAGTAGTAGCAGTCGGCTACGGTCTGTGAGCGATTAACGCCGGCGTGGCAGTGCAGGTACACCCGCTGCCCCTGCTTCTCGGCTTCTCGCAAGATGTAGAGCGCCCCGTAAATGCTCGACAGGCACAGCCCCCATGCTTCGCCCAGCGGGAACCAATGCGACTGCTTGCCCGCCGCTGCCAGTTGGGCAGCAATGCTTGGGGTGTATTCGTCGGACACATTTACGAACACATCATAGGCCGCAAGCTCCCGGGTGGGGTCTAATTGATGCGGATTGGGGTAAGCGCCAACGCGCACCGAAGCGGCAAACCAATCTTTAAATTCCATGTCTGTGCTGGTCTTACTGTATAGAGGAGGCCCTAGTAGTCGTGGCTTTCTAAGTCGCAGTTGCGGGGCAAGCCGGGGTATGGATTTGCTGTTGAAAGGCAGCTTGCTTCTAAGTAGTCTGCCAGTGCTTCGTCTGTCAAGGTGTTGATGTAGTGCCGAAACTGCGCAACCCGCGTCTTCACGGCGTAGGCTGCGGCAAGGTCAACCGCCAACTGCAACACCCCGTCATGCTGCCGATTCCCTTGCAACACAAGGCTTACGAATTGCTTGCTGACGCCCAGCTTTTGGGCAATGCTACTCTGAGCGCCGGTGGGTAATTGGTCCATCTTTTTGGTCTTACTGTATAGAGGAGGGAGAGGCGGGCGGCAGAACGACTGGCTTTGTTACGTCGTGCGTCCAATTGTCTTGGCAATACGGACAGGTCGGCGCGGCTGCATCCGTGGATATATACTGGCAGCGGTTGCAAGCAGGGAAAGTTTCACCTGGCTTGATGTGACTTGTGGGCGATTGCTCCATTGCTACAGCTTGATTTTTCTGCGATTGTGTACCGTCTTAAAAACCTCAAGGCTAACGCCCATTGAATTGCCATTATCAATCATGTCTTCCAAGGCATCCAACACGGCAGGCGGACTGAGGTCGCGGCCCTTTAGCAGTTGAAACATGGTCGTAATGGCGTCCACTATATCAACCGTCATTTCCTCGTCTGTGCGGCTTGGCCTGTTGCGTTCAGCTAACAATCGGGCTACTTCCGTCTCGGCTTTGCCCGGTTTTTTGGGCGGCATCTTAAGCGGGTTTTTGGGCTCTTTCATGCGTGTAAGTTACAAACAATCAAATGAATAACCTACCAATACTTCTACTTTCTCACGCAATCGCGCTGCTTGTTTTCGCGTGGTTCACCATCCGCTACGAAGCCCCGCTGAACGTACGGATGATAACCGACAACGGCAGTGCCGACGACCTGAAGCGCGGGTTTCACCAGCGCCGGACGTGGGTGCGTTTCTGGTGGTGGCTGGCCTGCGTGGCGCTGGGCTCAACCCCTCTCCTGTGGGGAGGGGGTAAGGGGTGGGTGTTGCCGGTAGGCGCACTGGGTACCCTGCTGGCCGTGTTCTTCCTGCGCACCTTCGGGCCGCTGCTGAACCACGGCCTAAAGCTAGACTACAAAAGCCGCTTCTACGCCTCGCCCAAGTCGGCCAGCTTCCCCGATGCCTACGTGTGGCGGCATGTGCGGCAGGGCTTCCCGAATGAATCCGACGAGGCCCTGCAAGGCCGGGCCAACCTCGTCAATCAATACTGGCTGAATACGTGCCTTGTTGGCGGCCTTGTGCTGTACGTGGCCCTAATGACAACCTATCTCCTATGAGCCCCCTCGACACCCTCCTCACCACCCACGCCGCCCAACTCCAGCAGTTGCTGCCGCCCCACCTGTGGCCCCTGAATCCGTGCAAGACGGAGCAGTTCGGCCCGCTCACCAAGTACACGCTGGGCGAAGACCAACCCGGTATCTGGGCCATGCTCCACCACCTGCGGGCGGCCGACACCGGAGCGCCGCATGACCACCCGGTCAATTTTCATACCTACATCGTGTCCGGCGGCTACGTGGAACGCCTTTACGAAGGCGGAGCCTGGCGGGATGTGGCGCGGCTGCCCGGCCAGGACCACCTGATTGAAGCAACCTGCATTCATTCCATTATCGAACTACCAGCCGGCGAGTCCTGGTCCCTCTGCTTTGCTGGGCCTGTCGTGCGCGAATGGAAGCACTACCCCGAATTGATATGACACTCCTTGCCTCTCCCGCAGCCAACGAATCTATTTAATTGCTTGTTTATCAGCAGTATAATGCTTATATTTAAGCATGAAAAACACTCAGCAAACCCCGCCAAAACCCACCGCCATGATGCGGATCGGCCATGTTAAAATCAATCATGTTGTACCAGCCCATATCCTGGCCGGGATTAATGCGGGCTACGATAAGACAATTTCCAAATGCCCCGTTGTTGGCCTAAAGGTGTTGTTTCACGAAAGCGGGGAGGCTTACTCGGTGGGCTTTCGGCTGAACGGCTACACGTTGGGCGGCAGCGGGGAAGGCGGGTTTGCCCCGGGCCCATTCATGCGCTTTTCACCGGAAGTGGTGGCCTACCTGAGCCATGTTGCTGACCAAGCACTGGCCATGGTTCAGCCCATTGTCACCACGCATTAAAGAATGAGCCCTGTCGCCTCTCCCGCAGCCAACGAAACAACCCGTATTCGGGTGTGTTGGCTGCCGCAATGGGTGGGGGCGGGGTAGGTAGAGGTGGTTTCTCTTGGTTGTGGTATTGTCTGTGGAAGGATATAATACCCGGTAAAAAGCCTGTGCCTTAACTTGGTGCAGGCTTTTTTTCGTATATTTGAATAAGGAATCGGATAGGGCGGCCATGCTTGCAAGTAGCAGGGTGCAGCGTTGGACAGACTGCTTAGAACCATCAGCCATCCCCAGCCTATGAATAGGCAAAGGGGGAAAGTAGGGGCCTTGTCGCCATCGATTCCACCCCATCACCACCTACTCTATCGTGAGGGTGGAAACAAGCTCGACCCTTCATCGCAAATTACAGGCTGTGGTGATTGAAATGTGCATGCGCCATAAGCACAAGGGCCGACCATCTTGCCTGTAGCCCACCGAAGCCTTTCGTTCCACGTTAGCGATTCATGTAGGGGGCGCGGGCACCAGCGCTGGGGTTACAACCTACACGTCGAATCAAGCACGGAAGGTAGTCCTTGCGGTAAGACCAAAAGGCAACAAAAGCCCCGGCTCCTGTATCAGAGGCCGGGGCTTTTGGTTTGCGCTTAGTCGTACACCGAATCCGCAACGTTATCGAGCTGCTGCGTCAGCATGGGCCGGACGTAGCGCTCGGTGGTGGATTCTTTCTTGTGGCCCAGCATGCCCTGCGCCGCCCGGATGGACCCGGTGGCTTCAACGGTGTGGGTGGCCAGCGAGTGCCGGGCCGTGTGGGAGTGCAGCCGGCCGGGCAGGTCGAGCAGCTGCGCGCAATCCTGCAGCCCGTGCCACACCAGGGTGGTTGCGGCCTTGCGGGCCTTAAACTTGGCTTGCACCGAAAGAGCAGCATAGTTGGCGGGCAACAGCGGGAACACCAGCCCGGGCTTGGGGCCGTAATGCGCCAGCACCTTCAGCAACTTGGGGTGCAGCTTCACGTCGTGCTCCCCGCCGCCTTTTTCGGCCCGGAACCGCGCCCGGCCGTTGGCAATCTGGCCCCAATCCAGCTCCAATACCGGGCCCAGGCGCGAGCCGTGCAGGTAGTACTGGCACAGGTAAATGTCCCGGGCCCACCGCGCCCGGCCGGGCACCAAGTCCAACGCCGCCAGCCGGGCCAACTCTTCCTTGCTGAGCACGTAGCGGGCGCGGCTCAGTTTCTTGCCAGCAGCGGGGGTGGCCACGGCAAACGGGTTGGCATCCTTCGGCCGGGCCACGGCAAACAGGGCCTGCAGGCGCGGCACGTAGCGAACCGCCTGGGGCACGGCGTGGGCAAAGTCGCCCACCAGGTCGGCATCCAGCAGGGGCAGGGGCAGGGCCGGGCGGTTGAGCCAGGCCTTGAAGGCGCGGAGAGCGGTTTGGTCGGTGGCGTGGCTGTAGGGGTTCTTCCGGCTGGCCAGCGCGGCATCGAGCAACTTCAACGCATCCGGCACCGGCGCCGGCTTGGGCGGCAATAGCGCGGCCCGCACCTGGCTGGCCGTCACCGAGGCCGCGCCCGGCAGTGGCTGGAGCGTGGAATTGAGCAGACGGGCCGACGCCTCGAACTTGTCGAGCACCTCGTTGAGCGCCCGCGTCACCTCGTCCTTGCGGCTCTTGGGAATCAGGCGCTTGGTGGCCTTGTCCCATTCCTGGGGAAGGCAGCGGATTCCGGGGCTGGCTTCGGCGCGGGTGCCGTGAATGGTGATGCGTAGGGACACGGGGACTTTGCCCGCGGCGTTGGCCTTGGCGTTGTTTATCCAAAATGTCAGGTCCACGTGCTGCTGCGCGAGGTGGGCCGCCAACTGCGTAGCCGCAACCATAAGGCAGGAGCAACGCAATAATGCAGCCGTAATATATAAAGGAGGGAGCCGCAGCAAACGTTTGGGAAACCCCGTAGCAGGGGTAACCTCGTGGCTCAACGGCTCGCAGAGGCAGGGGAGGGGGTAACCGGGGCTACTGGGGCGGTTTTAGCCCCTGGCAGTGCCGCCTGACCGCTTTTAAATAGCGTAGCACAAAGGTACGGCTATTCTAAAATGTGGTCAGGCAGCAACCCGGTGGCGGTTTATTTAGTTCGGTGGGGGAGGGGGTAACCGAATCAAGACCGAAACAGGGTTTGAACTAGCGCAGCACCCTTACGCGGCCACTCGAAACTGCAGCACCCGGCATTCGGGGGCGGCTTCCGTAGCGGTCGCAGCATAAGCTGACTGCCAACGGCGAATCGAGTGGGCGGGGGCAGCTGCATCTGCGCTAGCTAGCGGCTTTCGGAAGGCATCGCGCCAGGCGTCTATGTCTTCCTGCTGGCGCTCGATGATGCGGTCCTTCTCAGCTAAGCGAATCAGCAGCTGTTGTACAACCGGGTCGTCGTCGTAGAGGTAGGGGCCGGAAGCCTGCCCGGCGGCCAGTTCCTTTTCGACTGGCTGCACGGTGGGGTGGGCGGTGGCGCGGGCTTCGCCGTGGGCACGAGTGTGGGCTACTGATACGCCTTTCTCATTGTGGCGCCCATTTGGAAACGGCTCCCCTTCGCCCGTAGTCAACCATGCCGCGTCGATGTTGGGATAGGCTTCAATAATCTGGGCCAGCATCTTGCGGCCCGGCTCGTTGCGGCCTACCATATAGTTGCTGATGGCTTGCGGGGTGCTGCCGATTTTCTGGGCAAACTGCCGGGCATTAAGGCCGACCGACTCTAATAGCCGCGTGAAGATGCGCGCTACGTCTGGATGCTTTGGGGGCTCTTCCATGTGTGAAAGTGTAGGATGGGTGAAAGAAAGAATAGTTAGTGTCAAAAACTGTTGCTATTAGCAACAACTTTTGCTATATTTGCGTTGTTACTGTTGCGCCGAACAGCATTGTAACGCCGCAAACATACAACAGGTTTTGACATTAACCACAATTTCACATGGCAGCACCTAAAAAACCCTCCCTTACGAAGTCCCGAGAGGACTTTGACGCCCTCAAGCCCTTGCCCACCAACTACGGCATGCGGGTAAACCTGCACTTCCCTGAAATCAATCTAAAGCTGCTGTATCGGGCCGTTGCTGGCCGGGTGGAGTATCCAGCTGGCTTAGAGGCACTAAAGGTTATTTCCCGGCTGTATAGCGGGGCCAACAAGCAGCACCTGCAAGCCGCATGAAGACGCCCATCAGCTACTACGGCGGGAAGCAGCGCCTCGTGCCGGAAATCCTGCCGCTCATTCCGCAGCACCGCCGGTATGTCGAGCCGTTCGTAGGCGGGGCCGCGCTTTTTTTCGCCAAGGACCCCAGCGCTCACGAAACCATCAACGACTACGACCAGCGGGTGATAAACTTCTGGGAGGTGGTGCAGACTCGGTTCGATGAATTGGCAGCCCGCATTGCTCTCATGCTGAATGCTGAGGCATATTATCAGCGGGCTTATGCTGTACTGAAAGCCCCGAAGGGTGACCCGGTGGAATATGCCTGGGCTTTCTGGGTGCAAACCAATATGAGCTTCAGTAAAAAGCTATTTGGCGGCTGGGCGCACGGTGTCAACCTAAAGGATATTGGCAGTCAAGCCACGACGCTAGCCAGCAGCAAGGAAAGCCTGCAGCGCGGCGTAGCTGGCCGGCTGTCGGGCGTAGATATTGCCTGTCGCGATGCCGTGGGCCTGATTCAGTTGAAAGATGGCCCCGACGCTTTTATGTATTTCGACCCGCCTTACAAGGGTTCGGAGTGCGGCCACTACGAAGGCAAGCAAGAAGTATTTGACCGGTTGCTCGAGGTGCTACCGACGCTCAAATGCAAGTGGCTAATGAGCAGCTATCCCGACGAACGGCTAACAGCACTACGCCTGCAGCACGGCTGGGAAAGCATGGACCTAGACCGCAATCTATCGGTGTCAGGCAAGCACAACGCGGGCAAGCGCAAAACCGAGTGCCTGACCTACAACTACTCCCTGGCTGCCGAGCCTATTGGTCTATTTCAAGTTGAACACCTAACCGCGTAATTCATGAATCAGCAGCTAATTCCCATCAGCAAATCCAAGCAGGGCCGCGACGTGGTATCGGCTCAGGCGCTGCACTACTTTCTAGAAGTAGGCACCCGCTTTGATATTTGGTTCAACCGCCGCATCGAGGAATTTTCTTTTGTGCAAGGCGTTGATTTTCAGGGACCAATTTTGAACAGTAACGAGGGTGCCGACTATGTTATCACGCTCGACATGGCTAAGGAGCTATCCATGTTGGAGCGGAACGATAAAGGCCAGCAGGCCCGGCGCTACTTCATTGAATGCGAGAAGCAGTTGCGGGGCCTTGTTGAAGCGCCCCGGCCGGCCCTGCCCACCAATTACAAAGAAGCCCTAACTGCCCTGCTGGCCGAAGTAGAGCAGAAAGAGCAGCTAGAGCAACAGTTGGCCCTGGCTGCCCCAAAGCTGGCCTTTGTGCAGTCGATTGAGGCCAGCACCAACGCCCTGACCTTCGCCGCCGCCGCTAAGTGGCTGAAAATACCCGGCATTGAAGGCCGTAACAAGCTGGTAGCCCGCCTGAAGGCCGATGGCTACCTGATGGCCAGCCGTGAGCCATACCAGCAGTATTTAAATCAAGGGCTGTTTCAGGTACAGCCACAGACTTACCAGCCGGGCAAGAAAGAAGAAAAAGGCACTAAAGGCGAGCGTATTACTAACAGCACCCGCGTTACGCCAAAGGGTATTGAGTACTTCGCTAAGCGATACAGGCCCGCTGCATGATATTTTTTTGTTGATTGTAGCAACAACTTTTGACGTAATTCGTTGTAGTTATCAAAAGTTGTTGCTACATTTGAATTATCAACCTCCCCACTCCCTCACCAACCCCAGTCATGAGCCAGAACGCCGCCGACATCCTCTTCTCTGAAATGCACGACCTATTTGGCGCTCATACGGGGGCAAGCGCTTGGCGGGAGGCGGCAGATGGTTTGTCAAAGCGCCGGGAGGTACGTGCGTGCTACGTGACTACTGAGGCGGCTCTCGAATACGCATGTCGCCGCTTAGATGCAGACGACGCCCTTTGCCTGCGGATGGCTTACGCAACGGGGCAAGCCCTGCTTTTCGCTGAATGCTTGCGTGCCAAACGCCAAGCGCCAGCATTCTCCGCGCTACGGGTGGGTACTGCCGAGGAGGTGTCGGCTCACCGGCTTTATCCCATCATTCGATTTACTCAACTCAAGCCACTGTACAGCTAAATCCATGTTCCACATCGAAGACCCCAACGCACTGAAAATCGCCACTGATAAGCAGGTGCGCGCGGATTACGAGGCCGCTTTTTTGGCCTATCAGCTAACCGAAGATGATGAGTACGGCACCGAAATGGCCGGACGCATGCACATCTACCGTGAAGAGCTAAAGCGCCGAGGTGTTTGGCAGGACTAGCCCCACCCCGCCCGCCCCTACAGAAACACCAGTCCCTACTAGTCAGAACGCCATGAGCCAGACCGCCAAAGAAAAAGTTGCCCGCCTCTTATCAGGCGCCTTGGAAATTACAGCTTCGGATGCGCCGCCCGTCCCAGCTGGATTGGCCGCACGCACCGCCGCTATGGCGGCCGACCTACCCGTGGTGCGGCGCATTCTTTCCCCCTCCTATACCGTGAGGCCAAGCCTAGAAGCAAACGCCATTCGCTGCACTTCTCACACCGGAATAGCGGATGACACTGATGCGGCATTTGACGCGGTAATGACTGCTTTCCGTCGGCACTTCGGCGAGCGGCTGCTAGAGGTGAGCCACAATGTCTGCGCCTTCCACCAAGACTTTACCATCTACCTGGCCAACCGCTAACCGCCACCCCTACAACAAGAAGAGCCGCCCCGCCAAACAAACTTTTTAACCATTTCATCGCCATGTACAACCTGAACAAATCTCTCGCCCACGACCTACGCGACCTGACAAAGGAGGAGCTTTTCGCGGATATCAAAACAGCCACCTCTGCTTTGCAGCATGCCCGGCGCGACTACGAGCGCGAGAAGCCCCTGTATGTTCTGGAAGCGGTGCTTGGGGAGCTAAACGTGCGCTTCCCCGGCTGGCAACAAGAATTTTACCCACCCTCGGCCTATGCCGCACTGGTGAAGGTGATGGCGGTACGGGCACAAGAGTTGGCTACAGCGGGAGACATAGAGCCGGGGCATTACGTCGACACCGCCGGGGAGGTGCGCCATGAAAGCGAAAGCTGCGGCACTGACTGCACGAGTTGCGGCTATGAAGTAGGCCCGGACGGCTATTGCCAAGAATGCGCTGCTGACAATAACTGCTAACACCCCTAAAACCAAGAAGAGCCGCCCCGTTCGCAGCGGTGCGGCTCTCCAAAACCAAATCCTTTAACGCCGCAAAGATGCAGAAGAATACCCAAAAGCCCGTCATCAACCTTGCCGAACTGGCCGTGGTGACCACCCGCTTCCCCCAGCCGCTACGCCAGCGTCTGCCATTGCCCGTGCTGCAAGTGCGGCTTTATGATTTGGCGATTGAGAATCAGAGCCTGATTGAAGAAGTGGAAGCCGTGTACGACCACGAAGAAGCCCGCCGGAACGCCCGGCCGGTCATGTTCGCCACCCGCTAATCTGCTGAAGCCATGACGCACCCCATTCCTCCCTATCCGTTCTCCCAGCCCACGCCCGGCGAGTACGATGCCCTGGCCCCGCTCCGGGATGCTGCCAAAACCTACACCGAAGCAGCCATCGACCTGTGCGCACCCTTTGGCCTGCGGCCCACCTGCCACATCGTTTCGGACCGCACCGGCCTGCACCTTGACATTGAAGTACGTGACCTGGCCGACGAATTACAGTTCACTGCGCTCGGGGTGGACCCCCTGATTGACTTGAAGCGGCAGCTGCCCCAGTCCCATACGGCCGCCTGCGAGGCCCAGCGTCGCAGCATCGGCTTTCAGCAGCGCCAGCCATGAGCACCCACCAACTGAGCGAAGCCGCCGCCGATTCCGCCCGCCGCCTCGCCTCCCACTACCTACCCAGTGGCTACCGGGGCCCGCTCTACGCCATGCCCGCCGCCATTCGGCACGCCCAATCCCTCACCCCGCCCCGCCCTGCCACCCCGGTACGGCCGGCCCTAACGCCTCTTCAGTAGCCATGACGACTCTTAGCATTTTGGCACCACTGCTGCCTTATACGCCCGAAGTAGAATATACAAGCGGTAGCGGCCATGTTTTCCGGTGCCTGCTTATTGGCCTTAACAAGTCGCACGCCCGCGTTATGCACTTGGATACGTCAATCAGCCGGGTGCAATATCAGTCGGTAGGCATACAAGACCTGACCCCCGTCCTCTGCTCCTTCGACCAGTTGTGTACTCCCTTAGAAGATGGAACAGTGCCGGCGGTGGAAGTGGCGAGGCTGTTGGGCCGGGAAGCCGAAAGAGAATACGACTTGGTAGCGGGCGAGAACACGCGTGGCAAGTGCATTGAACTCCATTTTGATGGCAGCTACCGGGGTACTCTACTAGAAGAATGGGAAACAACGGGCCAATGGTCTATCCTGAAAGTGGCCGACTATCTCCGCTCCAAGCAATTCGCCGTGGGCCTGTCTTCTGAACAGTATATCCGAAAGGAGTCGTAGCCATGGCCCGCAACGCTGCCTCCACGCCCTACCTAGAGGGCCTGACCCGAAACGAGACGATGCCCCAGCCGCTCGGGGAATGGGTGCGGGCCGAACTGGAATTCGGCGTGCACGGCACCCTGAACCGGCTGGCGCTGGCGGCGGCCCTCGAAGGCTGCGCCGGCATCCCCGCCGCCCACCGCGAAACCAAGGGCGACCCGGCCGACCGGGCCCTGTGGCTGGCCGGCTCCGCGCTGGAAAGCCTGCACCACTGGTGGAAAAAGGACCACCGGGCGGCGCTGCTTGATGCCTGCCGGGTAGCCGCCACCAAAGGCCAGACGGCGGGGCTGCTCCGCTGCTGGTGCACCTGGCGGGCCACGGAACGGGCCAAGCGCTACGAACAGGAATACGCCCGCCAAGTGCAGCCCCAAGCCGCCTAACTGATTTCTCCCCACCCTTTCACACAACGAAGATGAAAAGCCAATACACCGCCCTGCAAGGCCGTAAAGCATTGCTAGATGCTTGCATAAACACAAAGTCAGGAAGTAAAGAAGTCGTGGTATCCGGCACGGTAGTGCACGAGGTATTGCTTCTGCTGGAAGACTTGGACCCAGCCCTCAGCCCCGCCACCGCGCTTGCTCCTACTACTGGAGAAGCCGCCGGGCCGCAGTGGTCGTTGGTGCTAGACGACCTGCCCGAAGATGGCGCAGAGCCGCTGTACGTGCTAGGGCGCTGGGGTGACGGGGATATTCGGCGTTGCCAAGTTTACAAAGGCCAGTTGTCCTGTGGCTTCCCCGCTCGTGGCGGCAACCCGATTTGGTGGATGCCCGAACCCGTCAACCCGCCTGCATTGCAACAAGACGGGGAGTGTACTGCCTGTCAATACCCACGCTATATCCTCAAAGACCAGTATTGGGGAAGCTGCAGCAATGAAGAATGTCCCGCATTTAAAGAGGACATGGCATCTGCCAGCTATATCAATTCCACCGCCCCTGTAGCGCCCGCCAACACCCAAGCCGATGCATAGCTTCCTCCTCGAAGCCGGCCGGGCGCTGCTCTGCCTGCTCTTTGGCTGCCTCTGGCTGGTGGTCCTGGTGGTGTACATCGTGCTGATGGCCGCCCGCTTCCTGCTCTTCCCCCACCCGCACAAGGGCCGGCCGCTGCTGGAGGTGTCGCCGGACGCATGAGCCCGATGCCCGAACCCCAGCCCGGCCGCTACCTCGATAGATGCGGCACGCCCTACGAAGCCAGCCGGGATAAACAAGCCCGCTGGTGGGTCAAAAAGCTCACCACGAAAGAGCCGGTGGCCTATCCTAAGCCCGATTTCCCAGCCGCCGTCAACGCCGGCATTTTCACTTATCAGTCTTAACCATACCGGAAGCATGAAACCCACCGCCACCGTTCGCAACCCGCGCGACATTGCCCGCTCCCTCGCCATGGCCTGGCGCGACCTCCAAGATTTAGACTCCGCCCCAGTCGCTGAACTGGGCCAGCGCCGGGACACGCTGCTGGAGTTGCAGGCCAGCAACGACGGGCGGGCGGGCCGATTCCCCGGCTCCGCTTACCTGGAAGCCCTACAGGATGCCTTGGCCCGTCGTGCCCGCCGCTACCTGGCCGCCGCCAAAGAAGCCCAGCAGCGCCCGCGCAAACCAGCCGGCCCCTACAGCACCGCCTTTCACGCCGTGGTCGCCGGCCACGCGCCCAAGCCTCATTCCATTTACGCCTAGCGCCTCCCCCCCCCCTATGAATCCCATCGACCTCACCACCCTTATACCACGTTGCCACGAAGCCAGCAAAGCCAATGGCTGGTGGGAGCCACGCCCCTACGCTGGTCAGCAGCTTATGCTGGTCGTGTCGGAGCTATCCGAAGCACTAGAAGCTGACCGGACCGGGAAGCGGGCCAATATGTCCGGAATGAAAGCCGAGACAGCATACATCGCCTCTCTTGCTGGCGAAGACACTAATTGGGGCAAAGAGCGGTGGGCTATTGCCTTTCGCGGCTTTGTCAAAGATTCGGTTGAAGACGAACTGGCCGACGCTTATATCCGGCTGTGCGACTACGCGGGCGGGTTTGAGTTAGGTCCGCCTGCATTGCTGAGCGCCCAGCTTGAATTGTTGCGCGAAAAAGCAAGTCCAAACTGGCCAGCCTCAAACTTAGGCGAAGCCCTGTTAAGGATTACAAAGCAGGTGGTTGGCATAGCACCAGATAAAGCCAACACGGCATTTACCTACTGCAAGGCCCTTTCATTGCTGGAGATGCTGTGTGCCTCACAAGGCATCGACCTGGCAACTCACATCGACCTAAAGCTAGCCTATAACGCCACGCGCGGCCAGAAGCACGGAAACAAAGCCTACTAGCCCGGCTCCCTCACTCCGCTACTGGAGTAGTAGAAGCCGCCGCGGCTACTTCTGGTAGCAGCACAAAGGCTACCCCGTCAATTTTTACCCCCTCTACCTTGCCAGCATCGATGCGGCGATACACTTCTACGGCGCTTATGCCCAGCTTACGGGCATAGCTGGAGACCTTTTGCATCCGGCCTAAGTAGCTGGAAATGATTCGTTGTTCGTGGGTTACGCGCATGACACTGGCTATTAGATGCTGCAAATATACTGGATAATTTAACGTACTACGTATTGCGTAGTACGTTAAACGTATTACCTTTGTCAGCATGAAGATTAAGTCGTTCGCTTTCCGCTATGTATCCAACGATGGGGCACATGTCTATAACAGCCCTTATGTCTATGTCTTGTGGTGCCCGTTAGCCAAGCAGATAAAATATGTGGGCTACAGCTCCCAGGTTCCGCGCCAACGCTTTCTAAGGCACCTATCCGAAGCAAGAACAGTCTCGAATCATCACCGGGCGAAAAGCAAATGGATTTACGACCTGCTTCAGCAAGGGCATTATCCCAGACTAAGGGTGGTGAGATACTTTGATAGTATCTGCAATGCACTGGTTTGCGAAGCTGCATTAATCGAATCAATAGGGGTCCGGCGCGAGCTACTAAACAGCAGTAAGGGAGAATTCGGCCTCATCGCCTTTTACAAATCACAACAATCATAAATCATTAATAATCAAAGAAATGCCTACTTTCGCCATCCGCCTCAACGCCCTCGCCGCCGTCAATGTCATCACCAACCAACCCGTGCCTGCCTGTTCGGAAGAGTTCACGGTAGAAGCTGCCGACCGCCGCGAAGCCCTCCGATTTGCCTACCGGGATATGACGCTGCGCCTCTCGGGGCAGGAATTGGAAATCTACATTGATGGCACCCGTGAACTGGGCAATCACTAAGCCCATGCGTGTGCTGGTCGCCTGCGAAGAAAGCCAAGCGGTGTGCCTTGCGTTCCGCGCATTGGGCCACGACGCTTACTCCTGCGACTTGCAGCCATGCAGCGGGGGCTACCCGCAATACCACATCAAGGGAGACGCCATCAAAGAAGCTTATTCCGGCAAGTACGATATGATAATTGCCCACCCTCCCTGCACGAAGCTTTCGAAAGCCGGCGCCCGCTGGATGTACCAAGGCGGGCAACTCAACCAGGCACGGCTCGCAGAGGCTCAGGAAGCCGCCCGCTTCTTTCGGCTGCTACTGGACGCGCCTGCCAGATACAAGGCTATTGAAAACCCTGCTCCGCTGCGAGTAGCCGGGCTTCCTGCTCATTCGCAGGCTATTCAGCCCTACCAGTTCGGCCACCCCTTTTCGAAGAAAACCCTGCTGTGGCTGATTGGGCTGCCGATGCTACGCCCAACCCAAGTACTTACTGAGTACGCCCCTTACCTGCCTTCCAATACCGGCGGCGCAGCCAGGGGGCAGAAAGCCACGGCCGGAATCAGCGGGGCGAAGGCGCGCAGCAAAACCTTCGCTGGCATTGCTGCTGCAATGGCCGAGCAGTGGGGAGGGCTACCCTGCGCCAAGCCTGTCTTTGTTCAGACCGCCTTTCAATTCGCTGCCTAGCCCCCTCCACTTCCTTCCTAATAGACCAAGAGCCGAAATCATGAGCCAGACTTTGAAAGCCGATAAGGGGTTGTTTAATGGCTCCTGCAACCGCACCGCCTGCCAAGTGCCGGGCGCAACGTGGTACAATATTGCCACGCAGGCATACTACTGCCGCTCTTGTGCTGGCTTGATTAACTGGCCGGGCGGGCGGGCTGATGCCATGCGTTTGTTTGGGCGCGAACTGCTCTGCACCGAAGGCCAGCACCATGCTTAGGCGCACCCCACTAAAGCCCGGCGGCTCCCTCACCCGAACCGGCCCCCTTTCCCGCCGCTCCCCCGGCCTGTGTGCCACCAAGCGGGCCCAGCGCAAGGCCTACAAAGAAGCAGCCGAGACGGAAGACCCCTGGTGCGTCTGCTGCGGCCGGCCGGGGAGTACGGACCACAGTCATTTATTCCCGCAAGGGCGGTTCCCGCAGCATCGGAATAACCCGCTCAATTGGCTTAAAAAGTGCCGCGCCTGCCATCGGTTATTCGAGGACAACAAAGCGGCCTTCGCGGTCCGATTCCCGGCGGTGTGGGTGGACATCCTGCGCCGGATGCAGCTGATAGATGCGGCGGCCTTTGCCGAGTTCGAAATGAAATATTCAACGCTAATCCCAACCCCATGAAGCCTGTAACCACCCCCGCGTACCCGTTTTATACCAAGATTGTCGGCCGAGACGGCAATATCGATTCTGTTGTAGCCTATATCACACCCCGCCACAAGGTTCAGCTTGACTTATTCAGCGGCCATGAGCACGCAGATATTGACGAAGCGTTTGGCAACAGGCAAGTATTCCCGCCGAAATGGGAGGCCACCGAAGAGCATCCTTGGAAGGAAGTGCTATCCACTAAAAAGGAATTTGCAGCCGGGCTTAAGCGCTTCAACGACCGAATAAAAGAAGCCCTAAATGGGCAGGACTACCGGCACGATACCACGGAGCTTTCGTGGAAGGTAAAAAAAGCTTATTCGATTTAGGCCATGAAAGAGGCTTATTACTTTCCGCACGATGCCAACGCCCGCACCGATGCGAAGATTCTGGAGCTTCGGGCGGAGCTGGGCTGGGAGGGCTATGGCCTGTGGTGGGCGTTGGTTGAGCAGCTGCGCGAGGCTGGTGACTATAAGCTAAGCAACACCCTAATCGGCGGCCTGGCAATGGGTCTGGCCATCCCAAAGGACAAGCTGCGCGCCTTGCTCGACCTGTGCATTGCTGTGGGCCTGCTGGTGGTGGAAGGCGACTGCTTCTATTCACCTTCGCTCCGCCGCCGCATGGTGGCACTGGACAACAAGCGGTTGGCCCGCGTCGAATCCGCCCGCAATGCCGCCGAAAAGCGTTGGCAGAAGCCATCTGATGCGAACGCAATGCCGCCGCATGCCGAGCGCATGCCCGACGCAATGCCAATCGATGCCACAATAGACTTAACTAGAGAAGACCTAACTAAACCTAACTTAACTAAAGAAGAGAATACTTCGCTACGCTCAGAGGACGCGGCTACCGCCGCTGACAGCGAGCCTCAAAAAAAAATAGAGGGCGAAGATTTTCAACCTGACAGCCCGGCCCCGAAAAAGCCCCCCGTTGCGGCCACCCCCCGCTTCGTGCCGCCCACCTACGACGACATGCTAGGCTACATGGTGAGCCAGCGGCCCAACAACCCGCCCGCCGAGCTGGAGCGCACCGCCGCCAAGTGTTTCGGCTACTATTCCGGCAACGGCTGGAAAGTGGGCAAAAACCCGATGAAGGACTGGAAGGGCGCCTGCCAGACCTTCCTGGCCGACGTACCCAAACTGCAAGCCAGCGCCAGCCCCGCGGTGATTCTGCCGGTGCAACAGCCTCAGTACGGTGGTTACCAGCGCCAACAGCCCATTTCCCAGGTCACCACCCGCACGGCGGCCATTGCAGGCGCCGATGCCATGTTCGACGCCGTGGCCGCTGGCCGCGACCCTTTCCACGACTAAGCCATGAATACCAGCCTCACCCTGTCCGCCCAAGGCCCCCTGCCTGCTCTTCCCGCCTCGATAGCCCCGGCGGCCGAAGCTTACGCTGCCAACGAACTGCCCGTAGGCATGCAGTCGCTGGCCGACGTGGGCAAGCTCTTCAACCGTCTGCTGAGCCGCGCCGCCCTGCTGCTGGGCCACAAAACGTGGCAAGACGAAGCCGAGTTGTTCGCCCTGGCGTCGGCTTGTGCGGCGCTGATGCACCGCAAGTTCGCAGGGCTGAAGCCGGCTGAAATTGCCCTGGCTATCGACAAGGGGGCCGCCGGCGAGTACAAGGCCAAAGCCGAAGACGTGGTGTACGTGCAGCTGCCCGCTATCACATCTTGGCTCTACGCCTACCAAACCACCGCCCGCCACGAAGCCATCAAGGCGCTACGCAAAGCCGAAGAGTCGGACGTATTAGCGCTGCCCGCCCCGGTGCGGGACTACGCGGCCGAAGTGGTGCAGCTGGTGACGCTGGCCGATGCCGGCGGCCTGCCTCCGGCGCCGGAGCTGGATTTCGGGAACGTGCTATACGACTGGCTTAAAGCCATTGGCGCGTTTCGGGACGGCTACTGGCCGGCAGGCACGCCCGACTACGGCAGTATCCGCGTGGAAGAAACCGATGCACTGCTTAGCGAACCGCCTTCGGCCGACGTGCTGGAGCGTCGCCGGCGGGCCGGGTTTCTGGACATGCTGCTGACCGGCCAATGGCCCGAAGGTCACCCACTGGCCCGCACTGTGGCCAATGCCTGCAAAAAGCGAGTGCTGCGCGAATGGGCAATACAGTACGCCGCCGAAGAAGCCGATGCCGCCGCCATCCTGGCTGGCCTCATTGCCTGCTACGCCCCCGCCAAAGAAGCAGCCTAACGCCCCACCCCCAAAGAAGCCAACACCGCCACCGAATCGGCTGATATTGTGGATAACTATTTGAAAATCAGTTGATTAAATGCTTTTTGCTTCGTAACTTCAACCTTCTCAACCCGCCTTCCCATGTCCCACACCGAAGACCCCCGCGCCGCTTACCAAGCCCCCGAAACACCCCCGTCCCCACCCCTAGTAGGAGAAGGAGCCGGCGGGGCGAAGTTGAGCGAGGGTCGTCGGGCTCAGTTGGCCAATGCTGTTAATGCTGTTGAGAGGTGGAAGCAGCGTTGGCTAGCAAAGTATGGGGGCCCCGGCAAGCCAACTCTTGAAGAACAGGCCATTATAGACCTGTGGCATGCAATGACCAGCGCTGAAGCCGACCTAAAAGACGCCCGCGCCCGCCTCCAAGAAGCCGAAGACGCCGAAGCCGCGCTTGCTGCTGCCCTGCCTGACAGCATCTTCCCCGACCGACCGCTCGTCGAGCGTGTCAAGTGGATTGTAAAGCACTATAAGATAGGCGTATTGGCTTTTAAAGCGTACTGTGAAGGCAAGCGGAAGCTCAAACTCGTCGAGGCTGACAATGCCTCCCTCCGCGCCAAGCTGGCCCAGGAAGACGAACAGGAGCGGCAGTTGCTCCAGCGGGATGAGGAACTGCGGAAGCTGCGGGGTGAGTGGGTGTCCTTAGCCGATGAAATGCCGAATACGTGGACACCTGTTTTGGTTGCGGCCCCGGCCCCGTCTGATAGCAGTTACCTTATCACCCTGCGTCGCACTTTTCTTCATGAAGGCGGCGGCGTGTTTGGCGTGCATGGTCACATGGAATGCAAGCGCACCGACATTACACATTGGCGATATCTGCCCGCCGCCCCCGACTTACCCAGGACGCTGCCCGTAGGGGGAGAGGCCGACCCATTCCCTTGCAAGTTGCCGCCCTACGAAGGTGGCCCACTCCACAACCCCGGGCCTGCGAATTGGAAGAGCCCGTTTCATCAAGACCCAGGCGAAGATGACTGATGCCGTCCGTCAGCAATTGGCCGCAGCAGGCGTAAAAATCGCGCCTGCTGCATCATCGGCCCCGGCAAAGGGGAAGACTAGCAAGGCTACGGGCTCCGACGCGCCCACAGCCGCAGAAACAACGGCCCGGCGCGAAGTAGTAGGCGTGGGCCGCCTGGCCTGGGAGAGCCCCGTCTTCGGATTGCCCGCCTACTACCGCAAGTACCGCCTGCTCAGTGCTGCGCAGGCCGATGAATTGGATGCCCACTTTTTCAGAATAACCGGAACCCAGCCATGACTTATCTCCAATTCGCTTTCTCGTCTTTTTGGCACTTTGCCGGCTGCTTTATTTCCCTCTGTGTGGTCACGTTTATGGCTGGCAATCTCACTTGGCGGCTATTCTACCTCCTCACGGTTGCCCTGCGCGGCTGGCCAAAAGACGCGCCTAAAGGGCCGGGGTTGAGCGACGTAATTGAGCTATAGCCCGCCCACTCCCCACCCCTGAGTAAACGCCATGAACCACCCCCACTCCTTCACCGGCAACCCCTTCGACCGGCCCCACCACCCAGCCCCTACGGCAGCACAGGAGCCGGCGCCGTGGCAACCAACCCCGCGCTACTACCAACTACTGCTGCGGGCTATCCTGAACGCAGTCGCGTATTCGCCTAAGCAACTATAGCTACTGGATTGGTGTATCTTTGAGTAGTCTTTTAAAAAGGCAAGATATGGCAAAGACAAAAACATCCTTCACTCCCGATAACCCCGGCCCCGGCCGACCGAAGGGGACACCCAATAAGTTCACATCTGCTATTAAGGAACGCATAGAGAACGTGTTGGAGAAACTGGACGAGACATTGTTTGATGACTTGATGAAGATTGAGCCGGGCCGCCGCGTGGAGCTTTGGGCGCAACTACAGGAGTACATCCGGCCCAAGCTGAGCCGCACGGCCGTTGTGGGCGATGCGGACAACCCGGTGCGTGGCGTCGTGACGATTGAAGTAAAGGGAGCGGTCAGGCCGCCCACAACCAGCGAAAAGGATGTTTCAGAGTAGCCCTGTCTTTGTCTGGAATTACGAAGCAACCGCCCCGGTTATCATCAATCAGGGCGGCACTTCATCGGGCAAGACCTACTCTATTCTACAAGTGCTATTTGCCAAGCTGTGCGCCGCGTCTAATCAGGTGTGCACGGTCGTTGGGCAGGACATCCCCAATCTAAAGGCGGGTGCGCTACGGGATGCGCTGGATATTTACAGCAGCAGCGAGGAACTGCGGCGACTCATCAGCGCCTACAATAGCCAAGACCGCATCTTCAAGTTCACGAACGGCTCGCTGATGGAGTTCAAGAGCTACGATGGACCCCAAGACGCCAAGAGCGGCAAGCGCGACTATCTGTTTATCAATGAAGCCAACGGCATTCCTTACCCGGTTTATGAGGAGCTGTACCTCAGAACGCGCCTACAGACCTTTATCGACTACAACCCCAACGCGGAGTTCTGGGTGCATGAATTTGAGATGGGTCAACCTGGCCGGGTGCTGTTTATTTCCGACCACCGCGACAATCCGTTTCTCTCAGACGCCACCCGCGCCAAGATTGAAGCCCTGAAGCTCAAAGACCCTGAGTTGTGGCGGGTCTACGCACGAGGCAAGACGGGCAAGATAGAGGGGCTGGTGTTCCGCGATGTGTACAATGCTGAGGAGTTGCCAGAGGGCGCCAAGTATCTAGGCACAGGTCTGGACTTCGGCTTTACCAATGACCCCACCGTAGCAATGGATATGTACTTGGCTGGCGGGGAGATATATTTAGACGAAGTGCTGTATGAGACGGGGCTAACCAATCCTGACATATATACCCGGCTGGTTAGTATTCGGACACCCAAGTTGTGGAGCATTGTTGCTGATTCGGCAGAGCCAAAGAGCATCGAGGAGCTGCGGCGCATGGGGCTACCGATTGAGCCAGCGGCTAAAGGTCCGGACAGTGTAAACGCGGGCATCGTGACGCTGAAGGCATACAAAATAAATATGCTGCCCTCTTGTGTTCACGCCAAAAAGGAGGGGCTTAACTACAAATGGAAGGTTGACCGACTAACTGGCAAGGCTACTAATCAGCCTGTAGATGCCTACAACCATACCTGGGACGCCTCGCGCTACATTGCTCAGGCTCGCCTACAGGCCCCGCCGCTTATTGCCTCCCGCGCCACGGCCCGCAACTGGAAGCGAGCTAGGTAAAATCCAATTCACGTTTGTCTACAGCCGTTAAATTCGACCATATTTGTCTTAAACCATGCTCACCCTTATCGACAAACACGGCTCCTACCAGCTCCCCACCGGCTGGCACGAGGTGACCACCCGGCAGTTCTGCGCCACCGACCCGCTCAAAACCATGGAGCAGCGGGCCAGTCACTTTGCGGGCCGCCCGATTCAGGTGAATGCGCTGGTAGCGGATGCGCTGGCGTGGATGCTGCAGGCGCCACCAACGGAGGGCGGCTTTGCGTATCCGCCGGACTTGGGGCAGGAGACGTACCTACAGGTCGAGAGTATCCGCGGCATGGTAACCAGCAAGCCACTGTGCGATTGTTTCGCGCTGGTTTACGCTGCGTTTAAGGGGCGGTATGATGATTGGGGTTCGGCCGAGTTTAACCAGGAACGTTCTTACGAATACGCAGACCGCTGCCTCGATTGGCCCATCACCGATACCTACCCCGCTGTCGCCCACTGCCTGGCCGAACTCAAACGCCTCAACGAGAAGTACGCCGAGTTAGCCGAGCCCGACCCCACCGAAGCCGCCCGCCGCGCCCGTGACGCCGGGGCCGATGAGTTGCTGGGGCTGTTCGGGCACTTCAACGTGGCCAAGGCGCTGGCCGAACGGGAGGGGTGCAGCATCGATGTGATTTATCAAAGAAGCTGGGAGACGGTAGCAATAACGCTTTTGCATGACAGAAGGCAGGCTATTTTGGCGGATACAATACAACGAAATAGTAGGCAAAATGCTGACTAATAACTTGTTTGCATGTTTCCCATGCCGTATATTTGTATATGAATCAGCAAGAAAGGTTTTGGGCAAAGGTTGACAAGTCTGGAGAGTGCTGGAATTGGACTGCCAGCATACGCAATGGGTATGGGCAGTTTGGTTTGGGTGCCGCCGCAGACGGCTTAGTGTATGCTCATCGGTTTTCGTTTGAGTTGCATTATGGCCCGTTGCCCGCTGGCGCTTTCGTGATGCATAGTTGCGACAATAGGCGCTGCGTAAACCCGGCGCACCTTTCGCCCGGAACGCTTGCTGATAATGTGGCCGACATGATGCAGAAGGGCCGCCACGGCGGGAACCAGCATAGCAACAAAACCCACTGCAAGTACGGGCATGAGTTCACGCCAGAAAACACCTATAAAAACGGCACGGGCCGTACATGCAAAACTTGCAGCTTTGCCCGTACTGCCGCCAAGCGTGCCCGCTTAAAACAGCAATCGTTATGACCAAAGAGGAAATACAGGCCGAAGTAGACCGATGCTTCGCCATGAGCGAGGCCGAGCTAGAAGCACACTTGCTAGAACAGCTCAACAGGCATCCTGACGCGGTGGACAAGGTGGGCGAAATGCTGGACTTTATTGCCGAATCTCTTAATAACGGCACTTTAGAACCGAAACCATGAATAGCCCCGTAGACTACATCTTCGCCGCCGCGCAAGCTGCCTTTGCCACTGAGCCCGGCACGTTCCTGTTCCAGTCGGCCGAACAGGCCACGCTGAGCCTCAACCAAGCCAAGGTGCCGGCCATCATCCTCTACGACTACACCACTAACCAGGCCGGCGCCACCGCCAAAGCCCAGGCCGCGCCGCTTACCCTGTACTTCGCCACCACCACGGCCGGGCCGGGCGATGACTCGGAGCTGCACCACGAAGCGGTTGAAGCCATGCGCGCCTTAAAGCGCCGCTTCTTTGCCGAGCTGGATAAGTCGCCCTACGCGCAGATTGAGGCCATCCGGGATACGCCGTTTCAGGGCGCTTACGAGGCCATGCTCGACGGCGTGGGCGTGCAGTTCACCCTGACCATTCCGGCCGGCAACTACTGCGCGGCGGCCCCGGTGGAGGTGCAGGCGGGATATCCATACTACTACAACTTTTACTTGTCGTAACAATGCAGGAATTAACCAGAGAAGATGTTGCTTTTGAGCAGAATCTTATTGGGCGGTATTATGCAGGGCCAAAGGGCAGAGATGGCAGAATGACTTGGGGCCACATCATGGGTTATGGCCACTCGGCAGACGAGGCCGTTCAGGATTTCTTGAATCAACTAGCCAAAGCCTCAAAGCATGCCCGCTGAACTCGACCAACTGCTGGCCTTCGGCAACGAGCTGCTGACCGGGTGCCGGGAGCAGCTGGCGACGCTGCCCATTACGCGTTTCGGCCCGGCGCAGGCCAGCGGGCGCACGGCGGCGGCGATGCGCGTGGAGGGCTCGGAAACGCCGGACGGCTACCGGCTGCAACTCATCGCCCCGTCGAGCATCCTGACGCTCATCTTCGGCCGCAAGCCGGGCCGGTTCCCGCCGTTGAAGGACATTGAGCAGTGGATTGCCGACCGCAACATCGTGCCCCGGCCCGATAAGAACGGCAAGAGCATCAGCACGAAGTCGCTGGCGTTTCTCATCGGCCGCTCGATTCGGGACAAAGGCAACACCGTCCACCAGCAGGGCGGGTCCAAGCTGTTCGCCGACATCCTGAACCAGGACAACATCAGCGCCGGCATCAAGGCCCGCGTCGTGCCGCTCCTGGTGCAGCAGGTGCTGAGCGAGATTCGGCAGGCGGTGGCGGCCTGATTGGTCCAATTTGGTCCACTTCGTTGGATAGCCGCCGAACGCGTTGGAAACTTGCGTGCTATGGCTGCTACCATCTCCAACCTGCTTGTTACCGGCCCAACGAGTCCGGGCGGGGCGGGGGCCCTCTCGTTTACGGCAACGGCGCCGGGCAACCTCGACGTGTACCTGGTTTCGACCGCGCCGCCCGGCCCTGGCTTTACGCCGGTTTCCGAAGAACGCTTGAACGTGCCCCCCGGCAACTTCAGCTTCCCCGGCCTCTACCCGCATCCGTACAACATCATCGTGTACCTGGCCGGCGGTATCGACCCCGTGACCGTGGGGGCCACCGTACCGGCCTACCTGCCGCCGCCCGTGGCCACCGCTACCCCGCCCGCCATTGCTGCCGCGCACCTGCCGATGCTGCTGGTGCTCGAAGCGGCTCCTACCGGCACCCCGCTAGCTGCCTCGGCCCTGCTGCTGGTGGTGGAGGTGTACCGCGGTGCCTGGGTGGAAGTCGGCCGGTTGCGCGGGGTGTGCGACGCCACCACCGGGCTGGCCCGCTTTGATTTGAGTGAATACCTGAAAACGCAGTTCAGCCCGACCCCGCCCGATGAGTCCGGCGGCTACGACCCGGCGCTGGCGATTGGCTACCGGGTGCGCTATGGCCGCGCCGCAGACTTCGACGGCACGGCGGGCGACGAGGCCGGCACGTTCGAGGGACTGGCCGTGAACGCGGCCGAAGTGGTGAATCCGGCCGGCGCGCCCTTGCCCCTGGCGCTGGGCCCGGCCGCGCCCTACGCGTCCGTACCGGCTGGCTTCGCCCGCTTCCGCTCGACGCTCGACGCGGCGGGCATCAAGAACAGGGCAACCGTGCCCGTGGTGGCCAGCACCTGCGCCTTTCGGCAGTTCGTGTGGCTGCACCCTTCCGGCGCGTGGGCGTGGGGCCTCTTCGGCGGCCGGCACGTACACGGCGTGGAGCTGACGGATGACGTGGTGGTGCGCCGCGCCAAGGGGGAGGACTACTACGTGGGCGGGGGGGACACCCGTGACACGCTGCAGGTGTACTCCGACCGCATCAGCTGGCCCGAGTTCCTGGTGCTGCGCACGATACGCAAGAGTCGCCGGGTGTACGAGCGCCTGCCCTCGGGCCTATACGTGCCGGTGCTGCTGGAGCGCGGCACCTTTCCCGAATACAAAGAAACCGATAAGCTGTTCGCCGTGGACTTCACGGCCCGCTACCCGGTGCAACCCGTGCAAACGTTCTGATATGGCACAAGATATTGATTGGGGTGGCCTGCCCCCTGGGGATTTCTACGCCACCTTTTGGGCTTACGGCAAGTGGTTCTGGGCTGATTTGCGCATTGAAAACGCTATGGAAGTTGCCCAAGGGGACAAGCGCCCAGGCTTCGCCTCAGAGGATGATGCGCGATTAGCATGCAGACAGTTTGCGTCATTGCCTCGCCTCGAACAAGAAAAGCTGCTCATCTACGCTCTTAAATGCTGACCCTCACCCTCGACGGCCAAGAAGCCGACCTGCCTCCTGATGCGGCCGTGGCGCTGAGCTTCCGTAACTCCGACCTGCGCCGGCTGGATACGCGGGAGACGGGGTTCAGCGAGTCCTTTGCCCTGCCGCTCTCCGGCCAGAACGCCAACCTGCTGGGCACGCCCCACGCCCTGAGCAGTCAGACGCCGGCCCCGTACCAGCGCCTGCCGGCCGCACTATCGGCCAATGGGCTGCCGGTGCTCTCGGGCTCGGCTATCCTGGAAGCCTCGGAGTCGGGCTACGAAGTAACGCTGCTGCAAGACACGGCCGACTTGTTCAACGGCGAGGACGCGGGCAAGAGCCTGCGCACCCTGGACTTGAGCGCCTACGACCACCCGCGCGCCCTGGCCAGCGTCACGGCCGCCGCCACCGATTCGCCCGCCCGGGGCTACGTGTACGCCCTGGCCGATACGGGGCAGCTGCTGGAGCGGGGCGATGCCGCCCTGGTGTACAGCGACCTGCCGGCCAGCGTGTACGCGGCCACCGTGCTGCGCGCCATCGTGGCCGACGCCCTGCCCGGCTACACCCTCACGGGCGCGCTGTTGCAGGACGAGCGCTTTGCCCGGCTGGTGCTGCCCGCCGCCACGGCCGGCCCCCGGCTGCGCGCGGGGTATGTGAAGCCCTACAACGTGCAGGCCACCGTGGCAGCCGATACGGTGTACTCCATGCCCTCCGCCATTGTTGGCGGCGCGGGGAGTCGCGTGCTGATTCAATTCCCGGTGCTGCAACTCGGCGACGACGCCCACTTTGCCGACCGGGCCCACTACAGCCCGCCGGGCCACGCCGTTGAAATTCGCGTGTCTGGCCGGCTGCTGCTGCGCAACGACGGCACCACCCGCAAGACGGTGCAGCTGCTCACCGCCCCCAACTACGGCCCGGCCCTGCCCCCGGGCAACCTGCCCAGCGGGGTGATTCTGGAAAACTACAACAGCGTCTTTAGCTTCGAGCTGACCCTGCCGGCCGCACAGCTGGCCGCGGGGGAATCGTTTTACCTGGAGTTCGTGAACCTGAACTTCAACGGCCCGGCCACCACCAGCATTACCCTGCTGGCCGGCAGCACCATCCGCTACGAAGTGTCGCCCTACGCCCTCAACGGCGCACCCGTGCACCTGGATGCCAGCCTGCCCGACATCACCCGGGCCGACTTCCTCAAGCTGCTGGCCAATCAGTTCAACGCCACCATTGCCATCGACCAGGGCACCCGCACGGTGCGTTTCGGCTTGTTCAACGAGTTGGAAACCAACCGGGGTCGGGCGGTGGATTGGAGCGCCAAGCTAGACCACGGCATCCGGCCCCGCCTGGAATACCGGCTCGGGGACTACGCCCAGCGCAACCTGTTCCGCTACCAGGAAGCCCCGGACGAGTACGCCCCGGTCTTCGGTGCCCTGAGCCCCGTGGAAGCGGCCGACCTGATTGGGGAGGGCGTGCTCCCGGTGCCCGACGCGACGCTGCCCGCTACAGCCGTGGCCTACGAGGCCCCGGTGACGCTGCCCGTGGAGCGCGACACGGCCGCCGCCCGGTTCCGCGCCGCCTGGCTGCCGCTCTTGCCACCCACCGACCCCGCCAACGCCCGCCCGGCCCTGCCCTACAGCAGCACCGGCGTGTACGCCACCGGCGACCGCGTGGTGGCCGTGGGTCGCACCTGGTCCTACCAGCCCCGCAACGCGCCCTACGGCAACAACCCGCCCGGCACCATTGGCGAACCGGGCTGGCAGGCCGAAGCCATCCCGGGCGAAGACGTTGCCGCCGTGGCCCTGCTGCACCCGGTGCCGGCCGTGACCATCAACAACGAGGCCGGGGCGGCGGGGTTGGTCAGCATCGGCGTGGCCCTCACCCGGGCCGGACTGCCCTTTGCCGATTTGCTGCCGACCTACCACGAAGGCACCGCCCGGGTGCTGGCGCGGGTACAGCTGCTGACGCCCTTCCTGACGCTGCGCCCGGCCGACATTGCCGGGCTCGACTTCGCCCGGCCGGTCTACCTCTCCATCCCCTGGGTGATGGGCTACGGCCAGATTGAGGGGTATTTCTATTTGAACCTGGTAGACCAATGGCAGCCCGTGCCCGGCAGCACCCGCGTGGAGCTGCTGCGGCTGGGAGAGCCCATTGCCGGGCTGGCTCCCGCCGCTACCCCGCTGCCCAACTACCCCGAACGCGCCCTGCTGGAAGAGCGCGACCGCAAACCCCTGCGCCTGGAAACGGGTGAAGCCATCCTGGAAGAGCCGCTATGAGCACCCCGAACGAAACCATTCTGATTCAGATTGACATTGCCGCCAACAACCAGCGGCTGGTCGAGCTGACCAAGCAGCTCAACGAGAACCGAGAGGCCCAGAAAGCCCTGACCCAGGCCGGCAAGGATGGCCGGGTGAGCACCGATGAGCTGGCCGCCGGGCAGGTGCGTTTGAAGCAGCAGGCCGCCGACCTGACGGGCGAAATGCGCGTGCTCACCAAGGCCAACGCCGACCAGGACAAAGCCACCAAAGCCGCTGCGGGCAGCATCAACCAGCTGCGGGCGGAACTGGCCAAAGGCACGGCTGCCTACAATGCACTGAGCGAAGCCGAGCGGGACAACACCGAGCAAGGCCAGCGCCTGCAGGCGGCCAACAAGGCCATTAGCGACCGGCTGAAAGAATTGGAAAAGGCCATCGGCGACACCCGCCGCAACGTGGGCAACTACAAGGAGGGCATCATCGACGCCCTGAAAGAAACCAACCTCTTCGGGGTGAACATCGGCCAAACCGCCGAGAACCTGAAAGGCGGGCTGACGCAGGGCCTCAACATTGCCAAGGCCGGCTTCGGCTCGCTTAAAGCCGCCATTGTAAGCACCGGCATCGGGGCGCTGGTGATTCTGCTGGGCAGCCTTTACGAGTACCTGACCCGCACCGACGAGGGCGCCGAAAACCTGGCGGCTGGCCTGGCGGGAGTCAAGGCCGGAGCCGAAGTGCTGACGGGCGAAGTGGTGGCGTTGGGCAAAAGCCTATACGATGCCTTTACCAACCCGCAGGCGGCCATTAAAAGCATCGGCAAGTTCCTGGTTGATGTGGTGTCCAACCCCAAAAAGGCCTTCAACGACTTCGTAAATGGGCTGGAATCCGGGTTTACGCGGGTAAAAACACGCATTGCCGAAGCCAGCTCGGCGGCCGTGGCCCTGTCCCGGGCCAACGACGTGCTGGAAGACGCCGAGATTGACGCCATCGCCCGCAACGCCGAGGCTGAAAAGCAAATCGGGCGCCTCACACTGGCCGCCCGGGACCGTAGCAAGAGCGACAAGGAGCGCCTGGCCAGCCTCGCACAGGCCGATGCCCTTGAAACGCAGGTGCTCAACCGCACCCTGGCCGTCGAGCGCATTCGGCTGGTGAACCTGCAAAAGGAGAACGAGGAGTCGCGCCGCCGCGGACTGCTGCAGGACGACGCGCGCCGCAAGGAACAGGAGCAAATCGCCAAAATCGACCAGCTGCAAGGGGCCGCCGCCGAAGCCCAGCAGGGCCGGCAGAACCGCCGCGCCGCCCTGCTGGAGCAGATTGCTGCCGACGAAAGGGCACTGGCCGATGCCGCCGCCGCCCGCATTGCCGCCGAGGGCGTGGCGGCTGACAAGGCCCTAAGCGAGGAACTGCGGCGCAACGAGCGGCAGCGCAAAGAGGAAGAAACCGCCCGCAAAGAGAAGCAGGCGGCAGATGACGCCGCGTATGCGCGTGACCTGGACGGTCTGGAGCGCAACCTGTCCGCCCGCCGGCTGGCACTGGAATCAGACCGGGCGAACGGGCTGGTAACGAAGGAGCAGTACGAAGCCCGCCTAAACGTTATTGATGAAGGAGGCTTTGCGGCCCGGGTGCTGCTGGCCCGCCACTACAACCAAGACGTGGCGAAGGCAGAGAACGAGCAAGCCAAAGCGCACAACGCCCTGCTGGAAAAGCAGACTGACAAGCAGCGCAGCGAGTACCAGAAGCTGCTTGGTGAGGCGCAGAGCTTCGGGCAGAATATTGGGGCTGTCTTCGGCCAAACATTGGCTGACTCCAACGCCACGCTGAAAGACTTCGCCAAACAGGCGCTGATACTGATACTGGATATGCTCCAGAAGCAGATTCTGGCGCAGCAGGCGGCCGCCACAGCCGCATCCTTGGCGCAACCAGATTCCGTGGCCACCTTTGGTGCGACTGGTTTGGCCCGCGCCGCTGTACTGAACGCACTAATTACCGCCGCGTTTGAAGCAGCTAAGGGCGTTATCGGCTCTTTCGCTACGGGCGGGGTGCCCTCTGAAACCGGCGGCATTATTCGTGGCGCGGGCACGGGCACCTCTGATTCAATTATTGCCCGTGTATCCAATGGGGAGAGCATTATCAATGCGCGTAGCACGGAGATGTTCCGGCCACTGCTATCCCACCTGAATCAGCTTGGGGGCGGCGCAGCCTTCCCTGGCTACGCCGTGGGCGGCATCCCCAGTCAACGCAGTGGCGCGCCCGATGGCGGGTTCATTGCTCGCACCCTTGGTCAGCAGGTCGGCATCGATTACAACCAGCTGGCGCGCATTATGTCGCAACACCCAACCTTTGTACAGGTGGCCGACATTAACAATGCCCAGGCCCGACGTGCGCAAGTGCGCAACCTCAGCACGTTGAGCTAGGGCTTCATGCGCTGCCGAAGGTCGGCAACCGCCTGCTCTGCGGCTTTGCTGACAGCGCTACGGTAGGCAACAAGTTCCGGCAGTGGCCTGCCCTTGCGATAGCCATCTGGGTTCTTTAATACGCGCTCTATCGGGGCTACGCCTCCCTTCGCCGTAGCGGATACCCCATTAGTAAAGTGCTGTACATCGGCCGTCTTGTTTTCAAAGTCCGTCAACTCATAGCTATAGCCACTGCCCAGCACTCGGACGGTGGCCGTGTAGCGCAGGGTGCGGCCCGAGCCGAGCGGTTGCTCCCAAAGCCCCGCCACGGTTTTGTGTTCTGCGTCAATCTGCGCGGGGGAGAGCGAGGTAAGCCCAAAGCTTTTGGCGCGGGCGAATAGCGCATCAGCCGAGGTGTCGCCATTTGTCACCATCCCACGGTAAACGACGCGGCCCGAAGCGGAATCAATTGGCAGGGACAGCGCCTGGCCGGCAGCTTCTAACCCGCAGGCCAGCAAGCAGAAAACAAGCAAGTGTTTCATAAGCCGCCCAAGATACGCTATCTCGGCCGAAGGTCCGTGTTGGGCTGCTGCACGAAGCCGGGCTGTTGGATTTCGCCCCGCGCCATGGCGCACAGGACCGGGGCTGCTGCGGCCGATGCCGACGCGCCAAAGCTGGCCCCGCGGGCCTCGTAAAAGCTGGCCACGCTCTTGGGCACGGTCACGCGAATCCGTACGGTTTCCTCCGGCTCGTTTGTTTGATTTGTCCCAGTCATAACGGTTTGCGTTATCGTGGGCCAAAGTGGCCCATTTTAGAAAGTTATGGGCCAAAATGGGCCACTTTGTTGCTAACAAATATACGCAATAGCGTGCTTTGTCCCATGCAGCGAACAGAGGCGCACGTATATTATTCTGATACTATCGGCCAAGGGGAATGGTTCTACGGGACCACGCTCCAAGATATTCGCTATGTGGTAGAAGGCCAGGGCTTTCTGTTTGGCGAATCCACGCCGGACAACGCCCTGCCCGCCACGGTTTATTTCCATTTCCCGGCTTGCCAAGGCGGTGACGTGGTAGAAGGCTACGGTCAGTACAATTATATCCGGGGATTGGCTGCCAAAGGCGTGAAAACCGTGGCCCGTATCGAGGGCCTGTGCGCTTCCATTGCCGTGCTCTGCGCCATCGCCTGCGACACGGTGGAGATGGCCGACGCCGCGCTGCTGATGGTGCACAAACCCTCCTCCGATGGCTGGAGCCTGACGGCCGACGACATGCGCGCCGGTGCCGAGCTGCTGGATAAGATTCAGGCGCAGCTGGTGGGGCGCTACGTGGCCCGGTGCGGCATGAGCGCCGAAACCGCCACCGAGCTTATCAACAAAACTTCCTGGCTGACGGCCGACGAGTGCATGGCCTACGGCTTTGTAACCGGCAAGATTCCCGACACGCCGATTGTGGCCCCGGCCGACGCGGCGGGCGTGCTCAACTATTACAAACCCACTAACGCTATGGCCATTACCGCCGCTGAAAAGAAGTCGTTCTTCAACGAGCTGAAAGAAGACCTGAAGGCTTTCTTCAAAAACGAAGCCCCCGCGCCCGAGCCGGCGGTAGAACCCGTGGCCACCAACGCTTCGGCTGCGGTGGAAGGCGGCGACACCATGTACTTCGATGGCGCGCTGGCCGTGGACACGGCCGTGTACTCCGACGAGGCCATGACCATTGCCTATCCCGATGGCGCCTACACGGCCGATGGCCAGAGCGTCACGGTAGCCGCTGGCATCGCCACGTCGGTAACGGCTGCCGCGGATGCCGCAACGGAGCCGGCTGCGACTAACAGCGCCGAGCTTGAAGCCGCCAACGCGACCATTGCCGACCTGCAAAGCAAGCTGGCCACCGCCAATCAGACGGTTACCGGCCTGACCAACCGCCTCAACAAAGTGGTGCCCGGTTCGGCTGGCAACCCCACGCCTCCCGGCGCGGCCAACCCCATTACCAACAAAACCGAAACGGAGCCCCCCAAGTCGGAGCGCGCCGCCGAGCGCAGCGTGTTTCTGCGCAGCGTCAAGTAATTAACCCTCAATCACCCACCAATATGGCAACCGCAGTAGCCTTTAACAACATTACCTACCACGGCAACGACGGCGACATTGGTTCCGCAATCGTCAAGCGCGTGATTCAGGGCCTTGCGCTGGAGCGCTTGGGCTTTGTGGTGCGCACCGACGTAACGGTCCGCACCGAAATGCTCTTCGTGGCCCTGGCCGACAAGCTGACCCGTGCCGGCACCGGTTGCGCCGCTTCGGCTAACAACGGGGCCCTGCGCTTCGACAGCAAGTGGCTGGAGCCGAAAGACCTGGAAATTGAAGATGTGTATTGCGCCAAGGATTTCGACAACAAAATCAAAGGCCTGGCGCTGAAGGTTGGCGTCAACCTGAAAGACCTGACCGATACCGACCTCGGCCGCCTCATCGTGGAGCTGTATGCCGACGTGTGGAAGCGTGACGCGAAGAACTTGGCGCTCAACGGCGACACGGCCAACGCTTCGCCCTTCTACTCTACCATGGACGGCATCTGGAAATACTTCATGGCCGGCGTAGCAGCTGCCGCTGGCGACGGCGCGCAGATTCAGCGCTTTACCATTGCCGCCGCTGCCAACGCCGCCCTGCCCGCCAACTATTCGCGTGACATCTTCCTGCCTGGCTTGTACGCCAAGCAGACCAGCCGCATGCGTCAACTCGATGACGAGAACGCGGAAGTGGTGGACGGCACCACGACGAGCGAAAAGCTCTATGTGGTTTCGGACGAAATCTACGAGAACTATTACCAGTCGCTGGCCAGCAATAACGCCCTTGAGTCTTCGTGGCGTGTGCTGCAGGATGGCACCAAAACCATCAGCTACCGTGGCATCCCCGTGGTACGCGAGCACCTTTTCGATGAAGGCGCCACCGATAAAGGCGAGGCCACGATTCGTCGCGGCTACCTCACGGTGCGCGGCAACCTGGAAGTGGGTATGGATACGGACAGCCAGGATGCGGTGATGGACTTCTTCTACGACAAGAAGAGCAAGACCAACACCATGCGCATCAACTGGAAGGAGGCCGTGAACTATGCGCAAGGCGACATGACGGTAGTTGGCTACTAAGCCATAGCAAGAAAGGCCGCTCCCGTGGATTGGGAAAGGAATGAATAAGGGGGCGGCCCTACTTGACACACTTCACTTTTTAGCGACTGCATCCAATGCCTAATTGCCCTATTAATCTTTCGAGCTTCGACCCGTCCTGCGACGCGTTGCAAAGCGTGGCCGGCCTGCGCGATGTGTTCTACTTCTGCCGCCGGGCCGACATTACGGCGCTCACTATTAGCACCCTGACCGCCAATAAGGGCACCATCACCGCCTTGGATACGGTCGCTCTGTACAAGTTTCAGGGCCGCAAGTTTCAGAACAGCGGCAAGACGGACCTGGCCAAAAGCGAAACCGGCAAAACGCGCTACAAGCAAACCTTCGTAGCCCGCGTGTACTACGACACCCAGCCCGAGCGCAACACGATTGAGCAACTGGGCTTCGTGGAAGACCTGGTGATTATCGCGCCGACCAACAGCGGCAAAATCGAAGTGTACGGCGCTAGCCTGGGCCTGGCCCCAACAACGGCCAGCGGCGGCACCGGCACGAAGCTGGAAGACGACAATACGTTCCTCTTCACCTTCGAGGGCGACGAGCCCAAGTTGCCCGCCCTATTTAACACGGTAACCACGGCCACCACGCCGGAAGCAGATTACCTGACCAACATCGAGTACCTGGACGAATTGGTAAGCGCCTAATGGAGCTGCTGGACCGCATCGCAGCGGCGCTGGCCACCGACGCGCCAACCACGGAGCTAACGGCACTGCTTATTGAAGCCGGCGGGGAACAGTGTTGGCGACGCCCCCGGCTTATTCATCGCCTTACCGCAATCCTTCACGCTAAACGCCCCCCAATGGCAAGTTCCACCACCCACCGCTTTAAAGCTGGTTTCGCTCACAAAGATTTCAGCGGCTTCCCGCTGGTCATCGGCTCCGAGACCCGCCTCATTACCGCCAAAAACCTCACCAACGAGGACGTGCCCCTGCTCAAGCAGTACGGCGGCGGACACCTGATTGAGCCCATCCCGGCCAAAGAAGCCGCTGCTTCGGAGGAGGTTGAAACCGTGAACACCGGCATCCTGCAAACGGCAGTCGAACAAGACGGCGACACCACCATCATCAAGCATTCCAGCGGCGGCCCTGATGATTTGCCCATCACGGCCCCGGCAGCGGAAGCCGAAGAAACCAAAACACCGGATAAGAAGCCGGAGCCAGTGCTGAAGCCTGCCCCGAAAACGAAGGAAGACGAGAAAAAGCACAAATAACCGATGGCTAAAAAGCCCGCCAATCCCCTGAAGAATCCCCGCACCGCCACCACTGTGCGGGGATTCTTCAATAAGGCCACTGCCGACCTGCTCCCGTCCGTTGTCACGCAGAAAGACTTCGGCAGTGGCAGCACCAGCGGCGGCAAGGGGCTGGCGTATGGTTTCGGCAACACCGTGCCACAGGTTGCGCTCGACGCGGCCCTGAACTCGGGAACAGCCTACCGCTGCCTAGAGCGTCGCACCGCGTTCCTGGTGGGCATGGGGCTGCCGGAAAACCTGGCGGCGCTGGATGTACCCGGCCACCCCGGCAAGGACGTGGGCGAACTTTGGGGCGAAAGCTGCTCCGACTGGAGCTACTTCAATGGCGTAGCCTACTTAGTGCGCTATGCCCTAGATAAGAGTATTGGCGAACTCCATTTGCTGCCCTTCCCCTCGGTGCGCAAAACCGACAAGGGGACCTTTCTGCTAAACCACAAATTCGGCCGCAAGGGCTTCAGCAAAAGCGACACCACCGAACACGCCGCCTTCGACAACAGCGACGAGGCGATTCAGGCGGTACTTGACAAGGCCGAGGAGCCCATCGACCCCAAGAACCCCGAAGGGCCGAAGCACGGCCAGCCGGGGCAAATCCTGTACGCCTACATCGCTAAGGCCGGCGAAAAGGACTACCCCCTGCCGCCGCATTGGGCTGGCCTGGAAGATGTGCTGCTGGATACCCAGCTAAGCAAGTTTGACTTGGAAGAGGTGCGCAACGGCTTCTTTCCGAACGGTGTACTTACACTCATTGGGGAGCAGGACGACCTGACCGTGGGCGAAGATGGCCTGACGCAAGTAGAGCGCACCAACGAGGCCCTGCGTGACTTTACGGGCAACGGCACCAGCCAGGAAGGTCGCGACAAGCTGCTGGTCCTAGAAGCCAAAACCAAAGAGCAAGCCCCCGTGCTGACCCCGTTCAACGGGACCACCAACATGGAGAAGCTCGACGCCAAAAAGGAGAGCACGGGCATGGTGGTGTGTCGCCACATCGGCATCCCGCCGATTCTGGCCGGCTTCGCCAAAGCTGGGCAGCTGGGCGCGGCACAGGAAATCCTGAACGCCGTGGAGCTGACGCAGGATGATTTAGCGCCCACTCAGCGCAAAGCCCTGCGCACCCTGGCGCTGCTGATTCCCGAATTGAAAACGGCGAAGGTGGGCGCCAAAAAACCCATTTCGTTTCTGCCGCCCGAAGTGTTGGCCGTGCTCACGGTTGACGAAAAGCGCAAGCTCGGCGGCTACGAGGCCCTTCCTGTCCCTGTAACCCCGACCCAGCCGTGACCATTGCCCAAGCCGACTTCGTGGAACTGCTGCCGTTCTCGAACAAAATCGAGCCCTGGCAGCTCGCAGCCTTTATCACCCAGGCGCGCACCTTCGACCTGCTGCCGCTGCTCGGGTATGCCACCCTGGAAGCACTCGATGCCCTGACCGCGCCAACGCTACTGCCGCCCCCGGCCGCTGGCGTGGAGGCCGTCTTGGGCAGCTACTACCTGCGGCAGGACCGGGTGTACCTGGCCTTGTCCGCAACGACGGACCCAGTGGGCGAAACAACCGCGTGGCAGTACCAGCTCACCGCTACGCTGTGGAGTCAGTACGTGCGCCCCTATTGGGTGCAGCGGGCCTTCGCACGCTTCGTGGTGACGCATGGCCTCAACATCACCAAGGCCGGCGTCACGCTGCCCAAGGACAGCGCGCAGAACACCTACGAGCGCCCCAGCGCCGGGCAAATCGCCACCCTGCAGGCCAGCATCGACAACACGGCTGAAACCCTGCTCTCGCGCCTCACGGCTTTTCTGCGAACCGAGAAGCTATCCCCCGAAAACACCTCCTGCGCCGCCGATACCCACCGCCACCGCCGGCCCATTCGCGGCATCAACCGCCGTTAACCCATGCTCAACCCCGGCCGCCCTTTCTCGCAGCTCAACCAGGTAAACGATTTACGTGGGGACGACTTCGTGCCCCTGCTTCGCACATCCGAACCCCTGCCCGACGACCAGAACGTCATCATTTCCGGGCAGCGGCTCGAGGAGCTACTAGGCGATGGCAGCGGCGGTGGTGGCGGGGGTACCGTGCCGTACCCGCTGTACGCCGGCCCTGGCACGCATACCGATGGGCCCATGCACCAGCTGGCCGCCACGCTGCTGGCCAACCGCTCCCCCAACCTCACCCCTGGCAACGTAAAGCAGGCTCGCT